ATCAATCTGCGTAATGCTGCTGCGGGTTATCAAATAAAACAACTTCGCGGTAAGGCCCGTCCTGTGCCTAAAGCTGTTGCAAATAGACCTGCAAAAGAAGACCCTTCAACTCAATATTAATGGAATTAATCGGTATTTTTATTTTAGTTTTGCCTTTTGCTGTAGGTTATATAATTGGCAAACAAGAAGAAAAATATAAAAAAAATAAAAAGGATGGCTAGAAATTACAAACAAGAATATGCACGTTATCAGGGCACTTCTGAACAAAAGAAAAGACGTGCAATGCGCAACAAAGTACGTAGACAAGCATTAAAAGATGGACGTGTTACAAAAGGTAGTGGTTTTGATATCCACCACCGGGATGGAAACCCAATGAATACTAACCCTAATAACTTAGTGGTTCAGCATTCAAGTCAAAATAGATCTTTTAAAAGAGATAAGAACGCAAAAAAAGTATAGTTACTTTCTTTTTCTTCCGTATCCTTTCATTTTCATAGGCTTGGCTTTTTTAGTCATGCCTTTTTTCTTCTTACCTTTTTTATGATACATATCAATACTCCGCTTTAGTATTTTTAAATTTACGATGTGATTTGGTGTCAACAAATATAGATTGTTTTTCACCGGGTACAGAACCGTCGTGATTCGGAACTGTAGAATACTTCTTAGTGCACAAGTCTTTGTATGTGTGCGGTTCCTTATGATTTAAAGGTTTATTTATCATCTTTCTATATAGTGCCCATAGGGAATTCTTTTTGGTAAAGCTATTACGTTACGGGCCCCTTTCTTTTTAGTCCTAGTTTTATTTATGTAATTCATTTTTTTCGCAGCTATAGGTGGTCCCATTTTCTTAGTAGGGTAGGGTATAAGTTGAGTATCTTGTACTTTTATACCTCCTACGTTAGAAGTGCCCATATTTTTCTTTCTTCTATTACCCATAATAACCTCATTTTACACAAATACAGGATCTAGATCCATGTATTTGTAATACATTAATTAACATTTCCAACGTCTACGTGCTTGTCTTAACCTAGAGTTAGGATTCTTCGCAGCTTTTGGAAACTTCTTCATTTGTCCTGCAGAACGTGCACAAAATGATTTACGCCTTTTTGCAGCTTTACTACCTTTTTTTACTTTACCAGTAACAGCAGTTTTTAACTTAGAACCGGGATTCATACGCCTGTAGGCTTTTACACCTGCACGAGTCATACCTGCACCAGACTTCGTAGAACGAAAGTTCTTCTTGTTTCTAGCAGGCATTTTACTTCTTCTTCTTTTTTGTGCCACGTCTTTTCCTTTTTACTATAGTTTTTACATTTGTAGGTTTACCACCCGGGTTACCTGCTCTACGTTTACGTGCTACCGCACTACGTCTTTGAGCAGCTGTCATACTACGGGCCTTAGACCGTGGTACGCATTTTGGGTATGCACGTTTGCTTTTCTTAGCCGATTTACGACCACAAGCTTGATACCTACCCTTTTTCTTAGGTGCACCAATGTCCACCCAATCACCTTTTTTACCTTTACCAAACCAAGCTGTTAAGCCTCCTTTGGGTTTTGTGTTAGCCATTATCTAGGTCCGTTCCCGTTGTTATTACCAGAATCATATTCTGTTAGTGCTTTTGTATATTCTCTAGTTTTTATCGCTACTTTGTACCAAAAAATATTCATACCTCTAGGATTAGAATGTTCTCCAATCATAGCGACAATACAACAAAACACAAGTGGAAACCAAAGAAACTCCATTAACGATAGCCACCACCACGTTTCTTATACGTACGAACTAACCAACCATTAGCATACGCAGAAGGGTAAACTTTAAATTTACGTTTAGCTTCAGCCTTAACTCTAGCATATAAAGCTGGGTTAGTTGGCTTAGCCCCACTCTTCTTTTTAGTTGTCTTTCTTTTTCTCTTTGCTGGCATCTTTGCCCTCCTTTTTACTTAGAATAGAATTATAACCCCAAGTCATTTTAAAAATACTTTCTGCTAACCATGCTGTTTCTTCTGGATTTTGCATTAAGCACCTACCTGTTTTTGCGCCTTCTTATGCGCTTGTCTAAATGTATCACCCATAAGCATACGACGTTTCATATATTTCATATGTTTTGCCGTATGGTGCTTAGAATGACGCTTCATAGCACCTTCCTGACGTTTAGTCAGTTTTTGCTTTTTGACTCTCATAGAAGTCTTTTTTCTAGTTCTAGGCATTAAGCCATCCCTTTCTTTTTCTGGTTTTCTATAGCAGCAGTTATGATATCACCTCTAGTTATCTTATTAGGGTCACCATATTTACTAGCTAAATCATTAGCACTATTACCACTACCCCTAGGTTCAAGTCTTTTCTCTTGGGTTTTCATGTCCCCAATCTTACCTTCACCTTTATCTTTCATTTGTCTAGTTGCACTCATATCATACCTCTCTAATATTTTAGCAATTTAATCGTCTTCCTTCAAAAAAGACCTTAGTTTTTGTGCCTTCTCCTCAGCTGTATCAGCATGTAGCTCAGAGTCTACAATCTTCTCTAGCTTTAGTGTATCAATCTTTTGGTTTGATATATAACGCCACGTGTAACCATCATCGTTATACACACCAAATACTGTCTGGGCAAACCCTACTTTTATAATAAGTGCGGTATCACCATCTAAAATTACTTTATCACCTTCTTTGAATGACGACGTCAAACGGAAAGTAGCGCCTTTCACAAAACCTACCGCCCAATCTTTTACAGCTAAACCAACCAATAGAGTTAGTACAAACCCTAAAAATTCAACATAAAAGTCATTTAACGTAAGTTCAAACATAGTCATATCATACATATTCTAATGTAGTATTCTCCATAAGAAATTCAAATAATACTCTAAAATCCTCTTTTTTAAGAAACGGCACATTGTTTCTCATGTGCAGTTTTCGATACTCAGTATACGCTATTTCTAATTGTTCTTCCGTGTACAAAATCATTCTGGTCTAGTGGGCCACACTACATCATCGTAGTCGTTTAATTCTGCATAATTAGAAGGAAGATCTCTCAAAGCTTGTCGGTAAGTAGCCCACTCTGCTTTTTTTGCATCAGATAACGGGCTATCTGCAGCTTGAGTCCAATCAGAAACGAGTAGCAAATGGTCTCTTTGCTCTCTCAAGATAACGAGTGGGGCTGGTAAAGTTTCAGGACTCCATATACCCATTTTATACACCTAAACCAAAAACCATAAGAGTCCCGGAAATCCTCAACGCACTACCACTGCCGTCTACATTCGCTGTAACCGTTGCATTTTTAAACGCGCCATACATTTTTATTTGAAATGTAGTATTTGCTGCTAAATTAGAGCCAGTATGAAGAGCTAATGTATAAATATCCATGGCTGCTGTCCCATTCGCAAATTGAAAGGTACCATTATTAGAGCCCGAAAGAGGAGTTCCACTTGAGTTACAAAGTTGTAGGACGATTGCTTTTTCTTCATCACCATTAAAACTAGCATTTACAGTGTGATAAGCAGTAAAAATATATGGTTTACTTCTACTTGTAGTAGTAAATGTAAGGCTAGCTATTTGTGAAAAAGAACCTCCAGAGCCATTTTGGTGGTAGGGATAGCTTGACAGGTACGAAGTTAAAGTACCACTTCCATAAAACACATTTACCGCACCTACACTATTTGTAGTTTGTTGAATAACTCCCGATGAAGATGCTATATTTCCCGCTGAACCTACAACCCCTTTAGATGATATATCTAAACTACTACCACTAATTCTATTTGCAGAAAGCGTTCCAGTAATAATTTTACCAGCATCTAAATTAAGGATTTTTGCATTAGTTATAGCAGCATCAGCTATCTCAGCACTACCTATCGCTGCATCGGCAATAACACCAGAAGCTGCAGTTATAGAGTCAGCAGTAAAAAAATCAGTAACGTTTGAGCTAGAAACTTTAGAAGTAGTTACATTGATACCGTTAGTAAACTGGCCAACAATATTAGAAGTAGACACATGTCTAACCCAATAATAAAAATTTGCATCGAGATCTACAGTGTCTGCATATACTTGAGCTCGAGTAGTATCAATACGAGTAGCACTACCTATATCATTACTTGTATGTCGCCATACCTCAGTAAAAGCAAAGTTACCAAACTGTGCTAAGTCCCATTGTAAGATAATTTTTTGGAATGCTCCTGTTCCTGAAAACCCAGTAACATCTGGCGGTATAGTGACATCAACCCTTTCTGTAGGTATAAAAGTATTATCTGGTGTGCCCGCATTTGGGTTAAAAGGATTTTCTAAAAAGTTTTCAGCTAACCCAGTATCAATAAGTTCTCGTACAGTTACTGCTCTATCTTTTGGGTCGCCAAGCGTACCTAAACGTACTTTTAAAGCTTCATCAACAGCACTTAAATAAGTTTTTAAGTTTGGATCAACATCAGAAGGTATAGGAGGTATAGAAGGTAGTTTTGTTGGATTTTGTGTAGGCATCAGATAGCTCTCAATTCATCTATAGACTCTCCAATACAGACTTCATTTATAGTATGCGCACCTGATACTTCTACTTCATATACTTTATGTACACCAGTAGGTAGCCTTAGAATTGGTTCCATAATTGTTGTTGCACTAAAAGAGGTGGGTGCAGAACCTGTTGCACTAAACACGGACCCGGAGGCTGTAATTGTAGCGTCAAATATTTCTGTGCCATCACCAAATACTTTTACTGTAATACCAGAGCCAGAATATGCTTCGGCTTCTACTTTTACAAAGTTCATACTGGTAGGTTTAGGTAAAACAAACTGTGCGGTTTTAAATGTTTGCGTAGTGTTTGTAGCACTACCCTGAAAAAGTTCTACCTGAGCATTACCACCACCAGAATCATAGTCAATAAGGTACAACTCATTATCATCAGGATCAGTAAAACCACCTTGTGCATGACCTGTAGCTATCGAACTAAGTGTTGTAAAAGCGTTCTTACCACCACGTGGGTCAAACATAAAAGCACCATAGGCAGAGCCTGTATAATATTGTCCTACATATTTACCTTGCCATAAAAAACCCTTAATTGTAGAGGGGTAGAACTGCGCTTGCCATTGTTTAGGTGTAATTAAACCTTCAGTAAGTATACTTATCTCACTACCAGAAACTCCTATTAAACCATCAGGTGAAGCATAAATAGCTAAACCACCCATGTTAACAAGTGACTCTTTATTAAGACACGCTTGTGCTGCTTCCATACGTACCACACTCATAGATTGTGGGTCTGTACCTGCGGCTATATAAGGTGTACCTTTAGTAGCAACAAACAAAACTTGTCCTGCCATGGCTATACCAACAATCTCATCTTCGAGTGTTATACGATAAGCTACTGGCCAAGCATGTGGTAAAAAAGATTCTGAGAAACAAAGTCTTTTACCACTAAAACCAGCGAAGATACCATTAGCCATAGCAGTCAGACCTAACATCTGTCCGTTAGGGTAAGTGCTAGTGTCATCGTCTGGTGGTGCAATCCAATAAGTAGAGGGTATCAATTCAGCCAAAGCGTCATTATTTAAATTATCAGTTGTGCTTGCTGTAGCTAAAGATACTTCTTTTACAAATTGAAAATTAGTAGTGTTAGAGCCGGTATTAGAACGGTAGATACGTTTATTAGCTAAATTAGTATTACTTTTAGAAGTAGCAGTGTCCATACCAGAGATAGTTACAGTTTGCCCGTCTACTTTTGTTAATACCGTAGACGCCGGCGACGGTGGACCTTCTTCACCAAACGCAGATACAAAAGTATATACATAAGATGTGCTGTATTGTGTCTGTGTACCATCATCTGTACCAGAAGTTATACTTGTACTAGCAGCGCTTGTTGGCGCAGGTATACCTAATCTAAAAAAACTTCTTGGGTATGCACCAGAGCCAGAAGCAAGTAGTTGTGTAGAACTACCCATTTGTGGGAACCCAGCACCTGTCCAATACAAACGGTCAAAAGCATCATCTGCTACAGGACCCGGTTGTACATCTACAGCGTTAGTAAATTCTAAATTATAAGTTTGACCACCAAAATCATACCTATATAAACCAGCCCTAGCTGCTGCATTTAATGTAGCTACTGTGCTATTGCTAGTGATCGGTGTCAATACACCACGATCTAGGTCTGTGTTATTTGCAGTCTGACCTAAACCTTCACCTAACAATCTAGGTGAAACTTGAGGTGCAATACCATTAAAATTAACTAACTTAAAATAAGCCATATATTAGTCATCTCCTCTGGCTACTTTCTTTTGTTTCTCAAAAGTTCTAAGTCCTGCCATACCAAGCATCGCCATAAGTATGGTAGATAACTGAGTAAAATCAAACTCTGGCATATCTACTTTTACACCAGATAGTGCAGCAATCCACTCACCTACAGGTAACACAATAAAGTGCACCATCATTGCAATTGAGCAGCCCCAACCTACAGACGGGCGCCAGCCCGCTACGAACCAGTTTTTACTAGCTGCTTCGATTTTATTTACTTCAATCTGTGAA